ATGAACGACTTCATCTCCAAGTACGTCACCAAGGGTACCGTCACGGCGGTTCTCTCTGTTGCGGCCATCGCGGCTGGCGTTTTCGGCAAGGCCGGTCTCGCTGCGTTCTTCTCGGACCCCAGTACGGCTAGCGGCCTCCTGACGGTTATCGGTGGTATTGGCGCTCTCGTCGCTGGCGCTCTGACGGGCGTCGCTGCGCCGAAGGCTGCGTAATCCCCATGGCTGTCTGGCTAGGTATCGTCCTGGCCGCGCTGAAGTCTCTCGCTGCTCTTATTGGGTGGCGGGAGAACTCCCAGCTTATCGACGCTGGCGTGGCTGAAGAACAAAACGCTCAACTCAAGAAAGACGCCGATGAAATTGCTCGGGCTACACAAGTTCGGGACAAGGCTCGCACTGATTCCGCTGCTGTTGCTCCCTCTGTCAGCCTGCCAGACGACGGGTTCCGTAGGGACTAGCTCAGCGGCAGCCTGTCAGGCCTTCAAGCCTATCTCCTGGTCCAAGAGCGACACCCACCAGACCCAGGAGGAGATCGTCCAGAATAACGCAGTGGGTAAAGAACTCTGCGGCTCCACTGGCGTCTGGAAGGGTCACTGATGGCAGGACCAATCTCGCATCTAGACATTCAGCAGGAAGGCCGCATCTCGACTCTGGAGGTCAAGGTGGAGCGCATCGTTTCTCTGACAGAAGACCTCCATGCCGACATGACAGCCCGCAAGGCTCGATGGCATTTGATCACGTCGACCAGCAAGTATTTCTCCTGGTTAATCGCGGGAGTTGTCACCTGGATGGGCTTCTCCAAGTCCGAATCTGTCGCTGGCTGGTTGAATAACTTCCCGGCGCATCATTAAAAAAAATCCCGAAGATAAACCCATTAGGGTCCGTCTTCGGGATTTTTGCTACGTGCTATCTGTCAGTCGCAGTCTGTGGTCGACCTGTTACCATACCTATGGCTCGTGCAGGTCCGTCCGTCACTGTCGTTAGTGATCGTCAGGTTCCCTCGAGTGTGGGAACTTGCAGAGTATCCGTCGTCACCGTCGACTACCGTGCGGTTGCCATAGGTGTGCGTGGTGTAGCTCTGGGCGAAGGCTGGAGGGCATAGAGCGAGGAGGACTGTCGTGGTAATTATTGCCAATTTCATCTCTATGTCTCCTGTTTGGATTAGCCGCCGCGCTGAACGTGCTGCAAGTGAATCAAAATGTTTTCCAAGACGTTATTTAGTGTCTTCATCTCTGCTAGCATGTCCTGATGGAACTGCCAAGCTGTATCTATGGGGGTGTGGAGGTGAACCATGGAAGGAACGGGATAAGGCTGAGTAGGATAATGAGGGTATGGAGGATTAGGGTCTCCAATCCACCCAGACATTCCCATGGTGCTTTGGTTATGGCTCATCGGATAGGACATGCTCCTGTACTACAAGTTTCACCAATGAGTTCCTCAGAGCTACTAACGAGTTCCAAGGGCATCAGCCGAGCCACATATGAATCATAGGCGTCCTTGGTGACGACCTCCTGAGGAAGATACGGATAGCCCAAATCGGTAGCCGACTTCGTAGGATCAGCCCTAAACAGGAAGCTAACGCCGACATAGCTGTCCCAATGATCATAAATCCAATCGACAATCGACGGGACCTCGCTCGGATCATAGCTGACGGTGATCGACGCATTGTGATCGACATAGTGTTCCATCAGGAAACGATAACGCTCCAGCTGCTCGACTGCGGTCTCCAGATTGACGTGGAGAACCTCTCCGCTGGATGTAGTGACCTCAGAGAACTCGACGTCCTCCCAGGCCACAGGGAACGCAATAATGACCGCAGAGGCGTCCGTAGGAGCCGGAAATACCGTGTAGCCAGCCTCTCGGCACTTCTCGACAATCGGGTCATGGATAGAGAACTTCACATTATTGATGATGTAGCGACCTAGCGGCTTGTGAAGGCCCTCGGTGGTGTCCATGATCTTCGACAGTGTGCCGCTCGGCTTGACCGTGGTGACAGCCTTGGACCTCGGGAGACCCAACTCGTCGGCCATGTCATTGACGGCCTTCTTGGCGATGTTCTTGATTACCCGTAGACGCGTCCCGACATCCTGGTATTCCCAGCGGACGATGCCCGTGAGACCTACGCCCGTGAGACGTAGGAACTCGTTGAGTTCATGCCAAGTGTCCTGAAGAACTCCGTCATGTAGATCGACACAGGTCTGCCGATAATTTGCTCGTGCAATGATGCGTATAGCTTCACATAGGCCGTCCCAATCTCCATTAAATTTTCCAACGTCAGTCTCCACCAAATTACAGAATGAGGAATCGCCCAGCAGGATTTCAGCGCAGGGGTTCACGCCACGGAACCAGGGAGCGCGCTTGAGAGCAGCTTGGCCGTTGATGAACCCAGGCTCAGACCCGCCCGCATCCACCATGGTCTGGAAGATGTCAGTGAGTTCATCCTTGGACGGCTTGTGGTAGAAAATCAGCGAGTTGTTCGACTGCTCTCGCTGAGGATTGAGGAGCCAGTATTCCTTCTTGGCCCTCGCGAACTCAACCCATTCCGGGTCGCCGTATGGAACCACAATAATCTCAGCGGATCGGCGGCTTGAGAGCGTGGTGCCTAGCCAGTTGAGAACATCAAGGATGTCCATTCGAGTGAGGAGTCTACATGCCTTTTGGTTTAGGATCAAGGCAATCTTCTCCATCGCCTCTGCGATCAGAGCGTCTCCTGAGGAAATCCAGCCGTAACTCTTGAGGCGAGCGCCCGCAGGACGAATCTCAGAGAAGTCCAGGACGAGGAGGTCACAGGGCCTCTTGTTCGCCAGCAGTTTACCGGGGACCTTCGCCCAGGCTTCAGCCGAGTCCCCAACCCGGATAGTCCAGCGGACCTTCCTATTGCGGGTCTCGTCAAAGAAGTGATCGAAGGTCTCGACGTTGCCCTCAACGCCCTTCTCCTCGGGGTCAGTCTTGGGGCTCCTGATGATCTGAATCTTCAGGGGCTTCGTGAAGCCATTCAGAATCCCAACGACAGGCTCAGCGCCCACGCCGCAGCCCTGTAGGAGCAGCCAGAAGCAATCCACGACGTCGTGGATCGTTGACACGCGGGTGAACGAGCAGTTGAACTGAGAGGCCTCGCGAACCTTAGCGACGTCCGTCCCGCCCAACCAGAGGGTGCGACCGGAGGGGAGAGCCTTTCGGCGCAGCATCAGGAGCCGCAGCTGCTCCAGTTCGTATTCCTGGGAGATGCCCAGTGGCTTGCTCTGAGCACGTTCCCAGAGCCAACGCTGGTGATGAATTACTCTATCTGTGGTCTGCTCCCAGGTCTCAAACTCCGTGGAGGAGGAGCCAATCGGTCGGTTGTAGGTGCGGCGGGTGATCACCTCGGCTCGGGTAGAAGGTGTGTAATTGGTATTGAATGTCATATGACTTGCTTTACCTCAAAAAAGGGGAAGTGGTTCAGGCGATGAGGTCGAGCAGATAGGGCGGCTTGTAGTTCGGACCCTTCAGAATCTTGCCGTCTTCACGCAGCAGCGGCCTGCCGTCTACCAGCTTGCTCATGTTGGACTCGTGGACCCGCTTGAAGGCTTCCCCACAGACATCATTAGGGAACCAACCCATCGCCTGGAGAGCCAGCCCGTACTTCCCTGGCTCATCCATGAAGCCCATATCGACGCCGCTCAGTTCCGCGCAAGTCACAACATACATTAGGTCACAGATTTCCTTGAGTAATGCTGCAGCGGCTTCCTTTACCTCGGCGTTCTCCTCTTCGCAGAGATTGATGCGCGTCTCGGCGGTCTTGGTGTCCTTGAAGGTCTCCATGAACTCAAGGCACATGGTCTCGACCGGCGACAGAATCGTGGGGATATTGGTCATTACTGGTTAGCCTTCCTGATAGCTTTACGGTCTTCCATGGCGATAAGCTGGAGGCAAATCTGGATGGCCTTCTGGAGGTCCTGCTTGCCGCCCTTCGACTTCCACCGATAGATATACTTCATGGCCGACGCCTCAGCGAAAGGGATGTCGTTGTCGTGGAAAAACTCGATGGGCTGGATGGTGCCGCGCTGGTAGTGAGAGCCACCCGTTTGGAACTCCAGGGCCTTGTGGGCCTTAGCGATCAGATCATCGAGGAAATTACCCACAACAGGAACCTCCTCAGTCACCTTAGGACTGTCCTTCTCAGACACATGCTGTTCCTCGATGAGAGACCACGGGTTAGGCCACGGACTAAACAGCGCGGCGTCATGCAGTGTCTCGGTGCTATACATCGAGCTAAACACACTGATGCGTCCGTCAGAGGTAACGCCATGAACGGTCATGACCTCACCGCTAGGCTGCGAGAGGAACTGGACCTTGTCTCCAGGCTTGAAGTTATTCACGATGGGTTCCACAGGAGGACCTTCTTTGATTTGGTGTCCCAGTCGTCAGACCGGAGGATTCGCGCCAAGCGGGCTTGCAGGAGCGCGTCGTCGTATGTGAGGCCCTTGGCCGTGTAGGCTTGCAGGACGGCTTCCCACATGTCAGCCAGGGTTTCCTTCCCCTCCAGTACCTTCTCAGCGCCCTTAGCGCCGCATCCGGGCAGACCTTTGTAGCCGTCCGTGACGTCGCCAGTGAGCGTCTGCGTCATCCAGAAATAGTCAGCCCCTCTCGGAGATATCTGCATGATTTCCTCATCTCGGTACACCCGACCAGGAATAGTCTTTAGGTCCTTGTCTCCACTAATGATGATCGATCCAGGTAGATTCCCTCCAGTCGCCCAGATGCCGAGCAGATCGTCTGCCTCGATGCTGTCCACGCGCTTGCAGGGATACTCGTCCTCGAGTTTCTCCATGATCCAGCCGTAGCAGAGCGGCTTGCGGCTTCGTCCCGCCTTGTACTCAGGGAAGATGGCTCGCCTGAAGTTTGAATCTCCAGGACCACTCAGAGCGAAATACATCTGGCCCTGGCCGCAGGCGTTCCGATAGGTCGCTAGCTGGCGCTCTACGGCTTCCCAGGCCTCGTTCCTGTTCGAACTAAGGACGTGGTTCACGTCATCCCAAAGGACTTCCCGCTCACACGCCGCAGCTGCCTTGTAGAGAAGCATGTCGGCGTCGATGAGAAGCGGGGGGTTGGCTCCCCCCTTACTCATGCGGTCACCTTGGCGCGAGCCTTCGGGGCCTTGGATTCCCGAGCCTTTTCGAAATCAGCGTCGGGGTCTACCTCATCCGCAGCAAGGACTTCCTCCTCAATCACCTCGGCCCTTGGATGCTTGTCTCCACAGGTGTCAGGGAGAGACCGTCCGCATTTCTTGCAGACCACGTCGGAACCCTTGATGGAGCAGTTAGCTGCGAGGGCCATGCCTTCGATGTACTGGCTCACTGGGTCACCTCAGAGTCCAGGATGACGTCAGGCGAGACTACAGGAGCCTCAGGGACGGCTGGGAGGACTGGGGGAGCTACAGGGGTAGCTGCGGTCGTCAGGCCGTCCTCGTAGGCCTCCAGGAGAGCCGTCTTGATAGCATTGACGGAGTACGTGGTGTCGCCATAGGCAAGCACGAAGGCGTTCAGCCTTTCAGCTTTTTCAGTGTAGTCAGGCATTAGATGTCCTTTATGTCGATTGGTTTGCATTTAGTGATTAGTCTTGGAAGTCATCTTCCAGTTCAGCCTGATTCAGCAGGCTAAGTCCCTTCACCGATGGCCGCCATTCGCGCCCATAGACGTCGAGGTGGATGCGCGTTGAGATGAAACCCATCGAGGCCGCCATCGCGACAGCCGCAGAGTTCTGTCGTGCATAGTCGCAGGAGACCGAGAAGCCTCCGCGTTTATGAGCCTCTAGAACCACCTCCGTAATTGTCCTGTCCATGTCCGCTCCAGTTCCATATGTATGCCAGATGGTTTGTTATCGGTCAATAAGAAAGATCGAGTTTTCTTCCAGATCGGTCTCTATTTGACTGACTGGCATGTTCGCTGCCCTCGATAGCCTGAAGGTGGTCTGGGTTGCAGCACGCCCTGTTTCGGCAGATGTGGTCCACCTCGTAGCCGTAGGGGATGTCTCCTTTATGGGCTCGATACATAAACCTGTGGAACATCTCTGCCACGGAGTTTCCCTTTCGATATGATCCCCATCGTTTCCGAAGATATCCATCAGCGTTCAACTTATGTGATAGCGGAACATGGCATCCATCCACCGTCTTAATGAAAACCATGGACCTCGCTTGAGGGTTCAGTGTGTTTCCTGCCAATTGTTTCCTACCTTATAGTCACTATCTAGCCGAACCCGGAAGTTGTAGGACTCTCCAGCATTTCTGGCGTATTTAACTAGAATCTCTCCAACATCATCGGCTATCTCTTCTCGACAGGCTACTTGGAGTTCGTCGTGAATAAATCCCGCAATAACAAAGTCTCCGCTATAGCCCCACTGGTATTTAGCGCATAGCGCATCATAAGCATTACAAAGCCAGGTCTTACAGAGAACAGCCTCGCTGCTCTGAATGAGAAAGTTAAGCGCAGAGTGGTCAGACCTAATAGGAACCCTACGCCCATCAAGAGTTTTGAGGAACCCCTTCTTACAAGCTTCCTTGACGGCCTTTGTGATCTTTCCTAGGGCCGGAATTTTCGACATGAGGTTATTCAGAATGCGCTTTCCGCCAGCGGCTCCTAGACCGTTAATCTTTCCGATCTTAGGGGCGAACGCTCCAAATATTAGAGCGTAGATCGTCGTCTTGGAGTCGTCGCGCGTCTTGATGTCAGGCGCTGCGGCGTCCTTGTGGAACGTGTGGACGTCACCGTCGACTACGATGCGCCCGTAGGCTCCCTTGTCGATGTAGGACATCCAGTGGCCGAGGATGCGAAGCTGCGCGCCTGCCATATCGGCACCCACGAGTTTCCATCCCAATGGAACACCGAATAGAGCCCTGCATTCAGGACCGTACAGAGCCGAGGAGTTTGGAACCTGACCGATGTTTGGTTTGGAGTGCGCGGCCCTGGAGGTAACAGTTCCCATCGGGTTATATCGCGAGTGCAAGAGTCCATTTTCGTCCACCAGTCGGAGCCAGCCGTTGTCGCCGTCAGACAGCTGTCCGAGACGCTTTTGGATGAGCAAATAGTCGATTAGGTCCTGAGCCTCAGGCAGCTTGATGTTTTCCATGGTGTCACCATCGAGCTTCGCACGGCCCTTGTCGGTGAACTCCTCAGGCTCCCATCCGGCCTCCCTCAGCTTCTTCTCGATATGAACGCGAGACCCAGGGTTGAACACCACGGTTTTCCAGTTGGTGACCGTGTCGCCCTTCTTGAACCCACGGACCTTGTTGTCACGCTTCGCTACGAACTGCTTGTCGATCTCCTGCCAGGAGCCGAACTTGTCGACCAGGGAAGCCTCCAAGACGTCACGCTTCTCAACGAGCATCGTATATAGCGCCTGGGCCGACTTGGAGTCGAAGTACCACCCCGCCTCCGTCATGCGCCCAACGATTTCCTCGACACGATGCTCTAACTCAAGAGGGGCTTGGGGATACTCCATTGGCTTGAGGTGACGCAGGAGGCGCAGATTGGTCCGAAGGTCGCCTTCACAGTAGGACAGCATTTCGGGAGTGAAGACTTCCCAACCACCATCATACTCAATCTTGTGGACACCCAGCCGAATGCCCCAAGCCTTTAGCGAGTGAGAGCCATACAGCTTCCCCGGAAGTTTGGACGCAATGGGAGCGTCCTGCTTCTTCAAGTCAGGATGAATGAGCCTGGAAGCCACCAGCGTGTCTAAAACACGAGTTCCGGGGCGAGTATGCCAGTTCTTCAACTTCGCGAGGACCTTGAGGTCATAGGATAGTACGTTGTGGCCTAGCAAAGTCTCGGCTTCATACAGCATATCCAGTGCCGCATCAATATTATCCGGCCCGAAGCTAAAGACCTCCTCGGTGGTCGTATCTATGATACACACGCAGTGAATCTGTGAGACCGTCGGCAGCAGTCCATTAGTTTCAATGTCGAAGAGTAGGTCGCGGCGTTTCTCATGTTCCAATGGGTGTGTACTCCTTTATGTATGCAGACAGGCGTGAAAGTATATTAGGGTTTTCCCTAGCGAGACCTAACGCTGTATTGCAGCTATTACATAACAATCTCCGTACCATTCCCGTGATGTGGTCGTGGTCTACCACCAGTTTACCGAATGTTGCTGTATCTTCATGTTCGTCGCATATGTAGCATCGGTATGCTTGATCGTCGCGCATCTCGTTGTATTGGCTATCAGAGATTCCGTACGTGTTTCGTAGATGAGATGTCCTACTAGACGCGGATTTCTTCGTCTTGTCTCTATTCTTACCATTTATCTTGTTGACTGAAGACGCACAAGACTTGCAGTAGCACCACAGTCCTCCTCTATAGCGAGAATCTTTATAGAAATGATCAGTCGACTTCTCCTCACCACACTTCGTACACTTCTTCACACGTTAGGTATCCTATGTCAAATGGTTTGTATCAGAACGCAGCTTCACCCTCCGCATCCTTTGGGATAATCTCCGCGTACTTCAACCTGCCCGTGGCCTTGTCGTAAACCATCAGGTCAGCCTCTCCGACCTCACCGCCTTCGCGGTCCTTGAGAACCCGGATGCGGGACTCGTTAGGGTTTTCGCCCTGCTGGTCACGCTCCAGAGCCCACACAGAGTCGCTCAGCTGCTTCAGCGCACCGGAGCCCCTGAGTTGGCTTAGGGTCACCCTGCCGCCTTCCTCGTGGCTTGTGCCATCGGGTTTGGACAGGTGGACAATCGAGATGACGCCGACGCCGGTCTCTTCGACCAGGGACCGCAGATTGGTCATCAGGACATCGATGTCCTTGCGCTCGCCACCAGAGGAACTCTCCTGGCCTGAGGTAACGATGGAGATGTGGTCGAGGATGATGAAGTTACAGCCGAGGACCTTCCTCATGTATCTCATCTTGCTCAGGAGTCTTTCCGAGTCCAAGGAGCCAAAGTGATCGTAGAAATACATTCGAGTGGCCACAACTCGAGCGTAAGAGTCTTCCCATTGTTCCCTGGTGAGAATATTCGAGTCACGACGCAGTTTCCCCAAGGGGACATTCTGATCGATTGCAATGTACCCTTTCGCAGTTTTGCTAACGTTCTCCTCGAGGTAGATGGAGCCAATGGTAAGGCCGTGAGCTTGATGCAAGTGATAGGCAATCTCTCGAGCCCAGGTGGACTTACCAATCCCAGAACCAGCGGTGAGCATTGTGATGCCACCTTCGAATATTCCACCAGACTTCTCCTCCAGGTCGGGGTAGGGCAGCGAGTAGCCGTGGACTTCCTCATTGATCAAATCGTCCAGCACCAAGTCACAGCCCGAGACAATTCCATCCGGCCTCCAGGGCGTTGCATCCCAATAGGCCTTCACGATAGGCGCGGTTCCCGCCTTCAAGAGCGTCTCATTAGCGTCCTTCAAGGGAAGCTTCATGAGGAACACCTTGCCGGGAGGCAGTATCTCGGCGCATTCCTGCTGGGCCTTCAGTCCCGGCTCGTCCTGGTCGAAACACAGGATGATCTTATCGAATTGGTCCAACCATTCGTAAGCCCTTTTGACTGACTTGGTGGCAGACGGAGCGCCGTTCTCAAGACTAACCACAGGATACTTGTTGTTGAACGCTTGGCTGACCGACAGGCAGTCGATTTCGCCTTCAGTGACTACTACAGATTTTCCTGTGGAAAACAGGTGTTGTCCAAATAGTCCAGCAGACTTAGCTGCACCCACCCATCCGAACTCTTTGTTAGCCCTTCGGACTTTCTGAGCGATGATTCCGCTGTCGTCTCGATAATTAGCGATGTGGCATTTCTCTCCGACTTGGTAGCCATAACGTCTGCAAGTTTCCTCGCGAATACCTCTGGCGGGTAGGTCCGAGTATGTACCATTTAGTAGCTCCTTGTTTCTCTCCACCTTAGCTCCAGATGCTTGGGAACCCTCAGCCGCGCCAGCGTCGCTTTCAGGATGCCCGTACTTGTTACACGATTGACAGTAGGTCGATCCGTCATCATAAAGACAGTTGGCGTCACTCGACCCACAGGCGTCACAGGGCAAATGCCTGATGAAGGTTCCCAAGATATCAGTTGGTCTTGGAGGGGACGTGAAGGAGCACTGTAGGAGAGAGCCACCAAGACACCTCTGGACATTCCTTCCCGAACTTGACGAGGACCCCTTGGCCGTGAGGACATCCAGGATTCAGGTTATGGACTGACCCTGTGAAACCAAGGACCCGACCAGAGTCAGTGTGCTTATCGCTCACAACCTCCACGGTATCTCCTACGTGGAACGGGTAGGTATTCTCCGTGAAGCCTGCCTGGATATCTTCTGGCTTCTCATCAGAGACGTAGGTGTCCTCGAAGGTGGGCTCATCGTCAGACGTGCTGGTACCCTCGATTTCCTCAGAATAGTCATCCAGGAACACCCCGGTATCTCCATCAGGCTGCACGTCAAATACACCATAGCCAGTAGCCGTCAGGAACTCCCCAAAGGCTGCCGCCACGTCAATCGTCTCGACGCACTCCTCGTCCGCGATAGTCTTGGTGAACGTGAACTCGCCTACAGCCGTGACGTTCTTGTAGATGAACGTAATGCTTTCGCTATTGTGTGTCATATGGGTTCCTTTGAATCAAGCAGCGATCAGGCTGTAGCGAGCGTAGGGATGACCCGCGTGGTCCGTATGCATTTCCGTCGAGATACGACATCCTGCTTCCCGGAGGTCGTGGATTCGAGCAGCAAGCCTCATGCAGCCATAGGACGCCAGGGCTTCCATCGGGCTGATCGTCTGGCGAGCTTTGAGGTGCTTCAGGATGATCTTGGCCGAGGGGTACAGTCGCGCCTTAGCGACGCTGAGCTTAGGCTGGACCTTCTTGACCACCGGGGCTTGCGCCTCCTCGACCGGGAGGACCTTCAGTTCGTCCTTCCAGGCCACGCGGTAGTCGGTTTCTCCGTCCAGAGTGACATGCAGGGAAAAAGCGCCTTCCCCCGTGATCACGCCCTTGTAGCCATTGAGGTCCGCCAGACCAGGGCGGCTCTTCACGAACTCGACGCGGTCGCCCAGCTTCACCTCAGGCTGGACCCGTTCGATTTCATCGGCAGCGGTGAGCCATCGCTCGGTAGATTCCATACCAGCAAACCTAACGTAGTAAGGCCAGATAGCACTCGTAACGGCATTGTGACTCACCACCTCACCTAGAGTGCCTATCGGGAGATGGCTATACTTCTTTACGAGACGAACCTTAGTGCCGATGGGATATAGCCTATTCATGCGCTTTTGCCTCTTCAAGCCAGTGTGAGGGAATGACGCCCTTGTCAGCCCATTGGAAACCATGTGTCTCAGCCCAATCGCCATGTGACGTGGGGCTTCCAGTGTAGATCGGTGTGCTTGCCTTCTGGAAAACAAACCGAATGTCGACGTCAGGGTTCTGTTCACGCACGAGAAGCATCTTCTTGCGCTCATCTGCCGACCTGAAGCGTCCTTTAGCCTCGATGTAGATCGGCTTGGAGCCCAGCGGAAAGTCCGGTGTGTACTTAGCCTTTCGGGCCGGTATCACGTAATGAAGCTTCAGCGTCTCGTACTTGTCTTCAATCCCTGCATCAGATACCTGTTCACCAATCCGTTCCTCAAGCTTTGAGCGATACTTGGACTGGAGCTTGGGGGAGAAGCGACCCGCGCCTCTCCCTTTGGTGTTCTTAGATGTCAAGCGCGGAATCACCAGTAGACTCCTCGCTGGTATCCTCAGTCTGATCACCACCAAAGCTACTTCCAGCGTCCGCAACATAGCCTTCCTCTTCCGTACCAAAGCCCGAACTCTCGTTGCCTCCACCATACGGCACCAGCTTCTTCACCTGGACCTGAAGCAGTCGCAGGGAGATACCCTTGTCATAAGCAGAGACCTCACAGCGCGCCCGAACAATAGAACCCGCACCGAGCTTCGCATCGTCGCCAATCGGATTGTTCTTGGTGTCAAACACCAGTGGCTTGAACTGGCTGGACGGGCAGAGGGATTCAATCTCCTCTTCCTCAGTCTTCTTGATACCGAGATGAATCTTCTTCTTGCCCTCGAATCCCAACACGTCAGCATGCTTCCGCATCTCGGCACGGAAGGTCTCAAGGTCCGCATCAGAGGGCTTGTAGTCGATCTTGTATTTAGGCGTGGGAGGCTTATCACCAGGACGGAGCGTGCCTTGATAGACATCAGGTTTGGCGGTGTGGACATGTGAGGCGATGCCCCACGGGGTCGTCACATAGATTTTCTTAGGTTTGGTAGCCACTAGGTATGTTCTCCAGTTTGCAGCCAATGGCTGTCAGTTGTTATCTTATGCCAGATGGTTTGCTTATAGTCAATGCCGAAATTGGTGCTTCTCGATATATTCCTTCACGATATCCTCGCGGAATGTATCAACGTCGAGACCATGCGCCATGATGGCGACCTCGGCGTCCATCGGGAACGGATTGCCCTTGAGGGCCTCGGGGAGGAGGATCACCTTCAGCCGGTATAGGCCCATTCCAGTGTAGTTAAGCGAACGCATATTCTGCCTCTAGGATGTCGTTAATGTTGTAATCGCCCTTGTGAGGCAGCGGAGGCATCTTATGCCAATTGGATTGAAGTTGTCCATGGCTTTCTCGCCAAATGTCGAACAAAACGTCATTCTCTTTGTAGAGGGACCAGAAGGTCTCCCGGATGATATCCCGGAAGCGAGCCGCCCTGTTCGGATGGCACCCGAAGGAGTCATGTACCAAGGCGACGTCCTCAATGCCTTCGTCGTGAGCCGCCAGGACCACCATCATCAGATGACAGGCGTCGAGGGAATGCACGAAGCACGGGGCGATGCTGCTGGCCGTCTTCCTCTTGTTGATGCCGGGAAGTTCCTTCCACATAGAGGGAGCTATCATCTTTTTGACGCCCTTGTCGTGGAGAACCAGCTGGACCCGAACAGAGGTGTTATTCCGGCAGTTCAGAACCACAGGCATGCCCAGGGGCGTGTGCCAGATCACCGGCTGGCCCTCATGGGCCATGGCTCGCGCAATGTCCTGGAGGAACCCCATGGCCTCGGCAGGAAGCCTCACGGTCTCCTCGATAGCATCATAGACCCGCTTGGCGAGATACCTCGCAGCCTTGTAGCCATTATCGGGTCCGAAGGGATGCTCAGGGAACTTGCCGCGAAGGACCTGATACTCCAGGGGCTTCATCGTGTCCTCCATGTGCTGCTCGGACATTCCGAAGGTCTTGGAACTGTAAGAAAACGTCATCACGTTTCTTTTGACCAAGCTTCGGTTCACGCCGTAGTCTAGGCAGCGGCCCGCAAGCTCCGCTCGGCATGCTCCCTCATCGTCCACTCCGGCGTCTCGAAAATCTCCTTGAATAGTTTCTTTAGCCAGTTTGGCCACCACTTGATAGACATCTTGAGGTTCTCCTAGATTTGTGAGGTTGACAAGTTTGGCAGTCTGTGCGTCCCGAGTCATCGCTCCGAGGTGCTGCAACCCAGAACAGCTTCCATCGAAACTGACAGGTATACGGCAGATACTTCCTGGGTCAATGAAGTGGTCAACAAGAGCCATGCAGGCAGCGAGAAATAGAAACGGCGAGTCTGCCTCGGTCCACCATATGTCGTCCTTTGGATTAGTGGCGACACTGATGATGCGTTCCCAGTTAGTCTCAACCCACTTGACGCGATCATCAAATGGTTTCTTAGAGGCCTTTTCGAAATCTCCAGCATTGGCCAGATGAACTTGCAGCCAGTAGAGGCCCTCGGCGTCGAGTGGTTCTCCGTTCTGGAACTCAAACATGCCTCGCACATAGTCCTGCCTCTGGAAGTTGAAGAACGGGCGGCCATAGACACGTCCCCGATAGTCGAGATTGAGAGGCGTGTAGAACGTATCGGAGCCAATCCACTCGGCAGTCGTGATGGCCTGAGCCAGCACCAGACGCTCCCCCACATAGGCCCGATTGAGTTCCTTCGTGGTGTTCACGTCCTTCATGCGGACCTTCTGCTCCTCGGGCGTCATCTCTTCCCAAGGCTTGAGCATCTCGGGCTTCGGCAGATTGTCACGAGGAGGTAGCCCAGGAACGTCGAGCCCCGAGGTGTACGCCCACTTGACCATGTCGAGGATGGACGTGTTGATGCGATAGGGAACGCTCTGAGCCTTGTTGACGGCCTCCAGGACCCCGTGCATGTGTCCCGACTTGATGCTCTCTTGGACAGCCCTCTGGACAGCCTTGTCGTAGCCGCGAACCAGCTTCGACCAGTAGCCTTGATGCTCAGCCGTGGAGGCGGTCCAGGGGGTGGGAACCTCCTTGCTCGGGAGATACACCGGGTTCCTCTTGATGAGTTGCTCCACAACAGCCAGGGAGACCTCCAAAGCGGACTCGGTGAGTGCAAGCATGTCATGGTGAATAGTGAAAACCTCAGTCTCCAGGACGGCCTCCATGAGCCACCGACCAGCCTGCGCCTGTTCCTTATGGGTCCACTCTTTCCACTTGAAGTTTGCCTTCTGAGCGAGAGAGCGGAGAGCCTTCTTTCGGAACCCCATCTGTCTGTGGTTCTTCCGAATGTCCTCCATGATTTTCTTGGTGCGCTTTTCGTCCCAGGTTTTCATCCCCAAGGCGTAACACTCCAACTCTAGGGTCATGCCCATGGTGTGTACCGCTCGGGCAGTCGTCAGGCCTTGGGCTACCGAATTGATACCCACGTCGAGTCCAACCAAGGCTATGATATCGTCAGATAGCTCAGAGAGTTCTGCGCGATGCTCACGAGGCTTCAGGAGGGCTCTGTGGGTCCTCACGGCGTCAGCACAGGCAGAGAGATAGGTCTCCGCAATGGCCAATGCTCCGGGAGTGCTTCCCCAGCCACTGCTCTCGGCTGTGCGCTCAGTGGTCTTCACAAATCTGTCGATTGTTAGCTGTTCGCAGTCCATGAGGTCTCCAGTTGGGTAGCGGGTGGACTGCCCTAAGGCGGAAGGGACTTGCAGGAGAGAGAGACTGGAGCTAACTCATTGAAATCAGCTAGTTTCCAGCCCTCAGGTCACTGGTTTTAAGTACCAGATGGCTTGCTGTTAGGCAGCAAAGCGCGAGATATCCTCGGGACCATAGGTGCAGGGCGTGGCGTCGGCCTCGTCAATCATCCAGTAGTAGGTCTTCCCATTGGCGCTCACAACGTCCAGGCCTTGGCGGTACGCCTCCTGCCCCTCTCTGAAACGGATAGTGGTCACTTGGTCAATTCCTTCCAGGCCACCGGATAGAGCGGCTCGATGATTCCTCCAATGACCCTTGCGAGGTCTCGGATTTCCTTTTGTGCATGCGGATCAGTGCGTTGCTGGTAGAACCTCGCGTAGGCTGCAAGAGAACCCGTCCAGTACCAGTGGACCATGCAGCCCTGGGGGAGGACGAAGCGGGCCTGCTCGGGGCAGACGCCAGCCTCTATAAGTCCCTCGTAAAGAGCCAAGCAGCGGTCATAGACATCAAGTACTGTTTGAGCCTCACGGCGGCTGTTGCAGATACCTGTGGTCCGCGGATCGAAGTCCACTGTCTCATCACTTGACCCCTGCTTGGCACCACCCTCAGGAGGAGCCTTGCGCCAGACCTCAGGCACATAAAGCTCCGGCGTCGACTTGATATACCTACGGCTCTCCTCGTTCTCCACGAAGCCCTGCTTGTGCTTGAAGCATTGGGTGCGGATAGGGACCGGAGCGGAGACGCGGAGGGTGATCGAGGTGTGGGCGAAGGGCGTCCAGTGATTGTGCTTCGCGAGGTACGCAATGAGCTTCTGGTCCCGCTGAGAGGGTACAGTTACGTCCATCTCCCAGTGACCGTCCTCATCCAAGCCATACTCAGTGACAACCTCCCCCACTTCCGGGCCATTCGCAAAGCTAACCCTCGCGGCTCTCACCACGGACAGGTCGTTGCCCATGTGGTCAGCATATGATGCGGTGATCTGGGTCATTCCCAAGCCCCCACCACGAACGACACCACAGACCCCATCAGAGAGACAACCATGAGGAGCAACATCCAGAACTGAGTGAAGGAGGGGGATGTTAGAGTGTCAGCCACTCGCGCGCATACACCACTCATGGTAAACAACAGCGCGCTGAGGATTAGATATCTGGTCTGTGTCAATTGGTTTCCTTTCCAGCGTCGCTAGAGCCGCGACTGACACCTCAATGAAGTCAAAATGAATGTCCGCTTCCTTCTTGCCCACACGGGCCTTGGCCATCTTGAGGGACGGGTAGAGCTTCGGACCAGTCGCCTGGGTTTCCCTGTGGTATCGGTCAGTTCCCTTCCATCGAGCAATCCAATAGGTTTCTTTCATTAATTGGTTTCCTTTTGAACACGGTTAGAGAACTTCACACGCTCACAGGTCACCTTAGAGTAGACGCGCTCGTCACTCAAAGCGATGGCTGCGGACACCGTCTGGCCAGTCGAGAGGCAGGCGTAGGGGGTCGAAGCGTACCCCACCTGAGTGACGCTGTAGGCGGTCTCTTGGGTGCAGTCCTGAGGGGTCGTGGAGACCCCACATATCAGTAGGACGATCCTCAGCATCCTTGCTGGCTCCCTTGGAACAGGTCATCCACAGTGGCCCTCTGAGTCAATCGCATCTGCGATGCTTTCTCCTCAGCGATCTGCGCCTGGAGTGCATCGAAAGCTCTCCGCGACTCCTCGGGCGTCACATAGAACCAGCCCTTGTCGCGGTGGAAATCGATCAGATCATCCTCGTAGCTAGGCTTTGCCTGTGCGTAGTGCTTCTGCATGTCAGGCTTCATAGTCTCAGTTCTCCTCATAGGTGCAGACAGCCAAAGGCTGCTCACAGAACATCAGTTCAAATTGGATACGCTGAGCATCCCACGCAGCAGCCAGCGCAGCATCCCCCATAGCATCCCACGCAGCATCCCCCATAGCATCCCACGCAGCAGCCCTCGCAGCATCCCCCGCAGCAGCCCTCGCAGCAGCCCTCGCAGCATCCCCCCCAGCAGCCCTCGCAGCATCCCCCCCAGCAGCCCACGTAGCATCCTTCGCAGCATCCCGAATGGTATCGTCTCCGGTCTGGAGGTACTGTAGGACAATCGGAGGGCAGGCCCACAAGTGTACAACTTGGAGAGCGCACCAGCGGGAGAACTCCCTGATTTCCGTGTCGTATCCCTCGACTGCCTGGAGACACCACAAGGCATCATCCAGTCCATTTGATTCCAGGATGGTTTTGAAGCTGACAGGCTCATCGTCAGCTTTGGTCTTCTCCAAGGTCTTCAGGAGCATTTCCCATCCAGCCGAACAGGGATGGTGCTTGCGGATGTCGTTAAGTGTGGTCGTAAGGAACATGGTGTTTGTCTCCAGTTGCATATGTATGCCTAATGGTTCATATCTTGGAAGTCAACAAGCAATCGTAGCTATCTGCCCACTTAGTCCAAACCATCTGATTTAAGCTTTGGGTCTCTCGCTAGAGCCTCTAAGGACACAGCGACCCACGAGGTAGCACTGCAAATCCTTAAATCCCAGTTCGATTCTGGGCGAGGCCTCCACTATTTCAATAGGTTAGCCTGTGGTTCATGTAGGTACTATGTGAAGATATGGAGGTGATTACCTCCTAGTTGCCTCCACAGACTAACCCTCTGCCTCCACTGGTCGCGTCATCGCGCGGCTCCTTCTCAATCTCGGCGCGTTCCGCCTCGCGTTCGGCTTTCCAGTCCTCGACCGAGAAATTGAGGCCGCCATGCTCGCGCGTCACCTTGCGCAATGCGGCGACGCCTTCTTCCAGCGTCATGTCGCCGCCCTCCTTCTCGATCTCGGCAATGCGGGCGCGGATGGCGGCGGCGTATGGAAGGCCCATTGTATCCCCGTTGTCCTTTCGCGGGCGCAACAACTGCCCATCGGAGCCGTAGCAGACCGTGTTCGCCTCGATTAGTTCCGCATCCTCCCTCGCCTGCTCCACGCGCCCGGCGAGGCGAGCGCCGGCGAGGGCTTCACGCGCGGTCCGAATGTCGCGCAGTTCATTGCGGGCGTAGAAAACACCCATGCAGGAACTGCCCCATTTCGCAGCCGCGTCTATGCGTTCCAATTCGACTATGGCTTCCCGGCGATCCAGATAATCGCTTGCGGGGTCGGTCTGTTCATTCACCATCGCTTGCCCCTTCCTTGAGAGCGGCGAGGGCGGCTTGTTGCGCCGATACTATCGCTGTCACCGGGTTATCCGTGCGCGTTCCGGTTGACGTAACGATTGGCTTGCGCCCTTCGTCATTCCAGAAGGCATCAATTGCTGAATTGAGGACGATTAGCGCCTCTCGCAGCTTCGCTTCGCGTGCAATGCCTTCAGCTACTCGTCGAGCCGTTGAGGCTTGTGCAAATTGAGCCTCTTTTAGGTCCGCCCTCAGTTCCTCCAGTTGTTCGAGGAGGGTGATGATCGCTTCAGGCGTCGCCGCTTCATCGAACGCAATAAGCGCAGCAGTCATAAATTCAGGATCGCCGAATGATGCTTTTGCCGCCTCGCACAGCCGCAGCAGTTCGGCCCTTTCATCGTCGGTGAGGTGGGTCATTCATTTATCTCCTCTAGTTAATGCCTCAGTGGCCTCTGCCAGGGTCTCCAGATCAGGATGTGTGTATCCCTTGGTCGTAGCCATTGATCGATGACCTACCAAGTCCATAATGGTGGCTATGGGTACCTTCGCCTTGTTCAGCCTCGTGATTACCGTATGCCTCATGACGTGGGGAGTTACCCGGTGTGTGATCCCTAAGGCCTTCCTAGCCCTGTGGAGAGCCGAGTTGATTCTCCGGTAGGTAGGCCACCCAACGGTCGCCAAGGCCACTGCACGGGCCGCTAGGGACTTCTGGAGAGGCACCACTCGCTTGTCTCCGTTCTTGGTGCGTCCCTCCCAGTTGCCGATAGTCACAGAGCCTTCCTCCAGATTGAAGTCTGAAGGCTTCAGCTTGGTTAGCTCTCCGATACGCATGCCGGTAGTCAGTAGGAGGTCCATCACCACGGAGATGTCCGGGGAGCCTCTACCCGACAACCACTCCATGATGCGGGCGTCGTCCTCAGGGCTAATCGTGTCCTGCCTCGGCTCACCCTTCTTGAGGCTCTTCCAAGGGAACACAGGCTTACCCGCGATATGGTCCCGCTCGACTGCCCACTTGAGGGCCGCTGAGACGGTACATAAATAACGATGGACTGTGGTGTCCCCCAGGCTCTTGGCCCTGAGGTCCTCGACCAGTTGGTCTAGCTGGGAGGTCCTGATAGACGCCACAGGCTTATCAAGGCCAAGGAGGTCCATACAGGCGTCGAAACGCTGTAGGCTCTGGGAGGCGTCCTTGTGGTTCCTCCAGATGACCCTAGCGTCCTTCTTGAGGTCGCGCACTAGGTAGCCCCCTTGATGAGCCTGATGGGGCTGTACGAGGCCCTGTGGCGTTCCTAGAGCCAATGATAGCTCGATGGCTTTAGCTTCCTTGAAGTCGTGAGAGTATTTCCTGTAGCGAGTTCCGTCGCGGACCACCTCAATCACCCACTGGCCGGTTGGCTCACCCTTGGCATTCTTTTTGGTATAGATAGACATAATGAGGCCTTTCTCCAATGAGTGATTAACAACAGATGGTATTTATTCAGTGACCAAAAATAGTCAGAGCCCAGATACCTCCAAACACCAGGACAAACGCGGCGGTCCAGATGTTAATCTCAAAGTACCCTAGTGTGTAGACCACAGTACAGACCGCAATGAATATCAGAAAGCTAGACATAGAACTATTCTCCACGCAGAGGTTATACCTCGCCACGCTCAATGATTTGAAGAACTTTATCAATCAACTTGCGACCCTTAGGCGTCAGGAAGTAACGCTGCTGGCGAAGGTCCACAGGGTCTTGCTGGCTATCTACCAGACCCAGGCCAGGGCCGCCTCCTCGGGTCTTCTTGCCGATCTCCAGGAGGGTCCTGGAGGCGACTGGTTGGATAACGCCAAGGTCCTTAGCGTAGGTCCCTGAGCCGTGACCGGGTTTCATGGCGACTGCGAGGAGCGCCTGCGCATAGGACGCCGGGAGCGTCGGTGAGACCTCGCGGAGTACCTGGAGGACAGCAAAGAGACGGGAGAGTCTCCGCGCGCCATCGTTGTCAGGTGTGGCGAATCGGTCACGGTGGTTTGACATGTGGGAATCATTTCCAGTGGCCCTGTGGTCAGATGGGTTTAACATAAAGGTCAGCCCCGTCAATGAGATCAAGGACACGCCATGCGTCCTCTTCAGATACAAACATTACGCCTTTATCAGACAGTTGCCAAGTGTACTTCTCCGCCAAGTGGCGTGCTTTCTTGGAAACTATTTGGAAAGCAGCTAGGCCTTCAGCGTCCCACAAGTACAAATCGGGAACAGACTCGCAGTGAAGCGAGATACAGTCGGCGGCTTCCTGAGCGTCCTCAGGGGAGTTATGGTCCAATAGCATTATATTTCCTTGAAGGCTGAGGGACGGTATCGGTCGGCCCGTGTCATGTTTGGTTAGGGAGGTTTCAGGCAGTTTCCCTATGAGCGCAAGGCGATATCTCGAAGGCTTCTCCTATTCATGGGTGCAGTGGCAAAAATACACCAACTAAGCAAACAGAGCCTCAAAGCGTCGATACTTCGCGACAGCCGCGCGAGCGTCTCCCTGGGCAGCCACAGCGGACACAAAGCCTCTATCAGAGCCACACAAGGCGGTGCCACAATCAGTGATCGACCAGTACCAAAGGCCGCGCGAGTTGGTGAGGTGAATGGCTATTTTCATTAGCGTTTCCCCTTGAGAATGTGAGCAATCCGACAGACGGCCAGAATGGTTAGGCCGGACACACCAAGCCATGCAGCCAATAATTTGATAATGATCATTTCAGTGACTCCATTTTGATCTTATGGGCCGTTAGCGTCGCAATGCGCTCGTTCATGTGGTCAACCAGGGTCTTAGCTACGGCTAGCTCGACAATTACCTGGGCGACTTCCTCAGAGGCTCCAAAGGCCCCGTCCTTGAGGAAAGCACTTGTCGCCGCTATGTCATCTGCCACAACGTCCCGATAGTGCTTGAAGGACGCAACGTCATCCAAACAGTCGCGATAGGTGATGAACCATTGGAGAGCCAGCTTGGTGTGCGGCATCCAGGACATGGCGTCAGCCTTGAAGGTTACGCTTACCTTATGTGGCTCACTGTCGGGGCGACCTAAAGGGCGAATAGAGGCCTCAGCGCATACGCGGCGGCGGTCACTAGAAGAAAGCTTAACCAGCCTCTTGGGCGGCCTTGAGTGTCATAGGAACGCGCCGTTCCGTCGCTATAGTCATTTTGTTACCAGATGGTTCAGTTATGGACGTAATGATCCACAGCTAGGCGACACTGAGCGCCTAGGGTTAGAGCATCAGGTTATTTTTCAATCGATGATATTGCCTCACGTACACACGTTAGGTTGAACTTCGCACCGTCAGGTGTCTTCATGCCCTCCAGGTCGCGCATCATGAGACGGGCGGCGGCCCCTGCGGTCTTCGTCACGTTGCGGCAGTGAACCGCGAGGCGATAGAGGCTTTCGTCATTGTTGATCCACAGGGAGACGTTCCAAGCGTTCCAGCTGCGATGACCTTGATAGGATGTCATGGTGTTTAACTCCATTGGGTGTCTATCGGTACGTTATGAGCCACACATAGACCGCCTGTTGGAGGCCTATGGATTAGATCATTCGTGTATCGGGTTAGAGGTTAGTCCCTCAGAAGTTCCAAGGGACTGCACCACGCGCCTTGCTGATTACGTTAGCCTCCCGCTTGCCAGACACAAGAACCATCTCGGCATTAGCGAACTCAGGGCCATTGCAAGGCTGAGCGCAGAGCCGAAGTTCCCAGGTACCCTTGCGACCTTTGTGGAGATAAGCAACCATGTTTTTGTTTCCCTCTGTTCGCCTCTTGTGATTACAATGTAAGCCCGATGCATTCCATATGCAAGCGTTATTTTATGCGAAAGGGCAAATAAATGCGATTGACAACCAAATGATGATGCATTAGGTTAAGGGCATAGGGACAAGCAGAGGGAATGACGCCATGACTAAGAAGGTGACAAAGGTTCAGCTAGCGACCTTGGAGAAGCTCGAGGCCTCTAGGGAAAAAGCCCGCGAGGCTGTCTACGCGACCAAAGCGCCACGGAATGATATCTCATGGAATGATTGCTATGCGGCATCGCCTAAAGATGTACAGGAGGCCTATAAGAAGGCGCGGGAGGAGCGTGACGACTTCATGCATGCGCTAGTGGCTGACGGTCGCGCCTATTGGTCCTGGCCTAATCATACGTTCACAATGAATCGATAGGATAAACAGCTTGACAGACCAGGGGATTGCCTGTCGCCTTATATAAAAGGCAATCCCTCCCGTCTATCCAGTGCCCATCACGACGCTGTAACAATCTGTAACAATTCGTGATCACATCATACATGAACTAATCACGCTGTCTTACATCATGTGTAACATTGCGTGATCTATCCCTCGCGGCCATTCATTCAGCCATGCCCTGGCGTTTCCCAATGCCCTTGTCGCCACGTCCTAGCATGTAACATGCTGTTACTCTTCATGTTCTTCTAGGCGTTGCGGCTGACGGGCTGACGCTATGGAGGCAACCCAGGGGGCTAGGGGGGGTCCCTCTGGCCGCTGCAAATCGGAACATTGCGCCGGAACCGAGTTCAAAAAAGATGGTTAAACCCCGTCGTTGTTGTTCGGAAATCGCGGTCAGTGAAGGGACTCCGGGGGGCGCGTCTCGGGTTCCTCCTGCCACATTTTGGCCACAAGAGACTCACCCGATAGGTGTTTCCACCCAGATTTACCTCCCCTAAGTCCCGCCGGGCGTCCTCCGGCGTCTATATGCTCGAAAAGGGTACCTGAGGCCGATTACGGCTATTATAACAATAGGTTACCCCCAGGAGCCATCGGTAGGCAGTCACTTCCAGTATAAGCGGGGCTACCTCACGCGCCTGTCGCAGTCTTTAGGCGACTACTGATGCGTCTCTGAGCCCCTGTTAGCCAGCCCAGCGGGGCCGAAGATGTCCGAACGACGCTCGTGGCTGGCACCCATTCATTAGTCCCCCTCAAGGAACACATCCCGATATGGCACTCGAATCAGCCACGTACATTAACTCACTGGCGTCGAGCAATCCGCCTGAGGGTGACCCTGCTGGACAATCTGCTGACCACATCCGGCTCATTAAGTCAGTCCTCCTGTCCACCTTCCCGAATCTCAATGCTCCAGTCACCTCGACACCCCTCCAGTTAAACAGCCCGGTTCCTCTCGGGACTATCGTCATGTGGAACATCGCCTCATCGGGGGCGATTCCTACTGGATGGGCTCTGTGTAACGGTGGAGTGTATCCTAGGGCTGACGGCCTTGGAAACATTGGGACTCCGAACCTCGTGGATAGGTTCATTGTGGGTTCCGGGTCCACCTACGGAAATGGAACTTCAGGGGGCTCAGCTACCCACAGCCATAACATCACGGTAGGCGGAACGAATCTCAATCAGGCTCATATTCCGAATCTAGCTATTGTTGTTTCTGACCCAGGACATAACCACGGTGTTAATGATCCCGGTCACTCCCACTCGATCACCCCTGGAGGTACCTTCCTGACGGCTGGTGGCGGTCAGAGTACCTCGGCTAACATTGGGTCCTCCACGTCTGCTAACGTAACTGGTATTTACTTAAGTCCTGCAGCTACAGGCATCTCGGCGTACACATCAGCCACTGGTGGTGGTGTCGGACAGCCCCATACCCATGGTGCCTCTGCTGACGTGCAGAGCAACATCCCTCCGTATGTCGCCCTGGCATACATCATGAAACTCTGATGGTTAGCCTTAGGTTTGACACTCGAATCTAACCCGATGAGTGGGTCTTGGGGGGTAAGGGGGGAACCTAAAGGTTCTCCTTAGGAATAACCTAATGACCTAGAGAGTACTTAGGGATATAATCATTATTGTTATAAATCTCTAAGTCCTTCTCTAAGGATAACTCTAAGAGTATCCCTAAGATACCTAAAGTTATATCACGATAGATGTTGTGGATAGCACGAAGTGCCTCTCCTCCATTTGTTACATCCCCATCTCCATTGACACCCGAGGTCTTCCTTTGCCCCTCGCTCCTTTCCGTGACCTCGGCGCACTTGGGGTTGCCACTGACACCGACCCCTATAATAACAAATTCCAAGAGTTCACCTTCGCGTCTAACGTCCGCTTCGAGGATAAGCGCATCCAGCGTGGTCCTGTGTTCTCAACCTCAGGAACCTTGGCGGTAAACACCAGTCCTCGCTTCGTGGTTTCCTACAAGCAGCTGACAGGTAGCTCCCAGTTCCACATTGCTAACCGAGATGGCACCATCACCAATTGGGCCTCCACTGGTATTGGCGCAACCTCCATTGAGACGACCATCAGTCCTGTGGGCTGGACCCCCTCGAACTACGATCAGCCTTACACCGGCTGTATCATCAATGACGTTGTGTACCTGAACCGCCCTGACAGAGTCCCGTGGTACAAGACGAAAAACGGATCAGCCTTCGCTCCGCTACCTAACTGGGACCCTACTTGGCGAGCAGGGGCCTTCCGAGAGGTCGCTGGCGTGCTCGTGGCTCTGAATATCACGAATGGTGGTGTAGCGTATCCTACGGCTGTGACGACGTCTGACTACATGACCTTCGGGACTGTCCCTGGGACGTGGGTTGCCGCGACGACCAACTCTGCGACCTTCCAGGTAATCTCCGATCTGTCTGAGCCTCTCATCGATGGGATCAACCTGAGAGACCGCCTGATTCTCTACACTGAGAATGAGTGCTGGTCGATGGAGCCTCGCTACGACAACCTGATGTTCAACTACCGGCGTCTCTTCGACAACTCCGGGGTAATCAACCAGAACTGCGTAGGTGTCTACAATAATACACACTTTGTGTTTGGCACTCAAGACATTTGGGAACATGACGGTTACCAGCGGAAGTCACTGGCGGCTGGCCGGGTAAGGGACTTCATCTTCCAGAACATGGATAAGACTCAGAGTCTCCAGTTCTTCACGATGCACAATCCTCGCCTGTCCGAGATGATGTTCTGCTACGTGTCTAGAGACCAGTACTGTGCATTCCCTGCCTCCTCTTCGATGCTTGGCTGCAACAGGGCGGCTGTCTATAACTATCGGGCAGACACATGGTACTTCTATGACCTTCCTTACGTCACTGGGGCTGGCCTGGGTATTCCATTTACCGGAGCAACCTACACTGACCTATTGGGCGTCTCCTATAGCTCTCTGGCTGGCTCCTACAGTTCATTCGGTGATAACACCAAGCTGACTCCCCTGTTCGTCTCTCCGGGCTCCTCAGGCTCCTATGGGACGCTCCATCCAGCTGTCCGCTCGTTTGACCGCTCTGGGGCCACCACCATCAACGGTGTGTTGGATACCGTGGCGACTGCTCCAGTAATCATTGAGAACTCGGGTCTCGATCTAGATGACCTCCACACGGAACTGAGGGGCTATAAGATCGTCAAGGCGATCTATCCTGAGGGACGCTTCGATCCAGGAGCAGGTCCCCTGACATTCACCTTTTCTTGTAGAGACTTCCCAAATTCCCCATCTGTGGCTCTATCACCCTCACAGACGTTCGACGGTCTTCAGAATTACAAATTGGATTTTAGGTCGGCAGGCAGATACCTCGACATGACCATCACATATTCTGACACCAAGAACTTTAGTCTGACTGGGCTTGACTTTGATTACGCCCAGACAGGACATCGATAAGGCATGCTGTGACCGTTCAAGCCGTCCAACCATATGTCCGAGTTCCTCCCCCGCCTCCTACTAGGCCGGAATCGACTCGAGACTACATTGATCAGCAGCTGAGGAATATCGAGAAGACCCTGCGAGACCTCCAAGCAGCCGTCATCCAGATTCAAAAGGCTACTGCTCTCCCGATTACCTGATGACCCCTGCACAGGCTACGCCTGGCTACCTCCAGGTAATCAACTATCCCCCGGTACCGCTGACTGACGACTTAGATTTCGACGTGAGTTGGAACTACATCCAGGCAAAACCGGGGGAACTCCTCCCGTTCGTCCATGTAGAGGTCTTCTACTGGCGAGCAAGTGTCTTGAGGAAACTCATGGCGCTTTGGCCTAGTGTACGCGCTGGGCTACCAAACATCATCTTCTGCTCAGGCACCGAGTCTGACGTCAAGTTTCAGAAATTCATCGCCCATTTCGGGTGGAAACCCTTACAATTAGCCCATTGTTCTGACGGTAAAGACCGAATGATCTATGTGCATTACAGACCCTTAGGATATAGTAATGGGCGGTAGCTCTACGACCACCAAGTCTGACAGCGGCCCCTGGGCTGCTCAACAGCCGTACCTGATGAACCTGTTCGGAAACGCACAGAGCAACTACAACCAGAACATGGCTACTGGCCCTTATCAGGGAAATTACTACGCGGCTCCCCAGCAGGCCCAATATGACGCCTATGGTAATGCTATCAGTCAGGCTGGTGTTGCCCAAGGCGTCAATAGCAACATTATGTCTACTGGTCAGAACATAGCTGCCGAGGGTGCTGGCGGCGCGACTAATGCTCTTGGAAACCTCCAGAACTTCGCTAACACCAATCAGACCCAGAACACGATCAACTCAGCCCAACAGTACGCTGCTGGTGAAGATATCCCCGGTATGGTCAAAGCGGGCATGGCGGCAGCTAACCGCAACGCCGCTGAGAGCGACATTCCGAATATCTATCGGGCTGCTGCTGCCTCTGGTGGTCTCAACAGCGACCGCGCTGCTTTGGCTCAGGGTGTGGTCGAGCGCGGCCTCGGTGAACAGGCTCAGAACCTCACGGCTCAGTACCAGAATCAGGCTTATCAAAATGGTCTGTCGAATGCCCAGCAGACGAACGCTCAGGGCCTCCAGGCTTACAGCCAGCTTGGCTCGCTAGGTTCCGAATTGAACAACCTCGGGACTAACCAGCAGACCACGGCGATCAACAACCAGGGTGCGATTAACAATCAGCAGCAGGGCGCGGCGAATGGGCTTCAGGGTCTCGACCAGAACACCATCAACAACCTCCTGGCGAAGTATCAGGGCCAGTTAGGCTTCGGTACCGACCAGCTGACCGCCCTGAAGAACATCCTCGGTGGTAATTATGGCTCCCAGGATAACAAGACCACTCAGAACAACCCGAGTGCTCTCTCGACAATCGGCTCTCTCATCGGGGGCATCACTTCGCTTATCCCCAAGTAAGGACCAGCCTAAATGGCAATCAACATTAATACGCCGTTTGGGCAGGCTCTCCAGTCCGTGGGGCCTCAGTACGGGGCTAACCCCTTCGACATCGCGGCTGCTCTGGGCAACGGCAACGTAGAGAATGGCCTAATGACTTCAGGAAAGCCTGGAGACAACGGGACGGCCTTCGGTGGTATGCAGTGGCGTCTAGACAGGGCTGACAAACTTAAGGCCCTCGCGGCTTCCATGGGTAAGGACTGGACGGACCCAACTGTTCAGGCAACTCATTGGTGGCAGGAACACAAGAACCAAGGGCTCATAGGAGCAACCTCTGTTGGCGATGCGAATGACAACGCCATCGACTCTCTTCGTCCTGCTGGATGGTCTGCCAGGGCTGGTGACAATAAGAACGCAGCAGCCTATGAGAAGCGCCTTCTCGGCTCCGCTCAGGCCTACGCCGCGCTGACTGGTGGCGCTCCTGACGGCGTTGATACGAACACCAACGAGGCCTACGGCAACAACGGGGC